TTTTTCAATAGTGGCATTATGTTCAACAACATTCGTAAAAGTATTTGCAACTTGTTGTCTATTTGCAGCAGGTGCGTTAGTATTATACTTTGATTTCATTCCAATATAGCTGTTATATGCTGTTTTCCAACTATAACTAGCCGTAGCAACACCCTTTTGTTGTGGTGGTGGAACATCGTTATGAAAATACCATCCTAAATTCAAATATTTATTGTTTAAATCAGAACCAGGGTCCGTTTTATTAGTTTCAGGTTTAGTCTCAGAACCTCCAGTTCCGTTTCCTCCTCCACCACCATTAATACCCTCATCACCTTCAATAACCCCTTCATCAGTACTAGTTGTATTTATACCCGCTTCAGCACCAACTTGAGCCAATTGGTCAGCATTAACAGATGGGTTTGTGATAATTTGTTGATAAGTAAATAAATCTCTTGTTGGGATAGTTGTAAATCTTCTCGCTAATTCATACAGGTCATATTTTAAACATCCTGCAAAAAATGAATCAACAATTGAGTTAACTCTTTCAACATTTGACTCGTTTTGTAATATCTTATTAGTGATTGTATTCAATACCGAAGGATGGTCAACAATCATTTTCCAACTCAATGAACCAGAACGGGTTGTGTTTCTATAAGTATAAACAGGCTCAGGTCTTCCCAAAATTTCAACACTATCAAACCTTGGTGATATTGTCTCATTAAATGATAAATCATACGGTGGAAACCACATAACTCTACCTCCATTAGGTCCTCTCTCACAAACAGGTAAATCATCATACGTAAATCCAGGTCTGTTTGAAGTTCTCCAAGCTAAATTCTCAATTGAGAACATATACTTTTTAACTTTATTATCAACAATATTTGTTGACCCTGGATTTTTTAACGGAGCAATATTTAAATTGTATGTATTATCAATTATTGAATATGTGAACTTTCTTCCAGAGGTAGTAATACCGTCTGTCTTTTGTAAATCATTATAAGTATAGTATGGAGTATCTTTAGCAAACACTCTACAATATTCTACTCCCCCTCCATGTTGGTTTGTCGCGGAATCATACGTATAACTAACAACTCTTGAACCTTTTGTCAACTCTCTATATCCGTCATGGAAAACTTTAGATAATTGATTAATTGCGTTACCGACATGTCCCAATCTAGCAGTACCTGCAGGTGTTGAGTCTAATAATCTCTGAGTATTATCTAATATACTACCATTTTTGAAATTAACATTTGATGAACTATAATTACCATCAAATTGACTACTAATCTGATTAAATTCAGGGTCTTGACTTGAGGAAAAATCTCCTCCGACTTTTGCTCCGAATCCAGGATTATTATACCCTTGGGATGTCCAAACAAAACCACCAGCAATACCTCCAGCATTAATTGTTGGGTTACCTTTTAAACCAAATTTAAAATCTTGGTCTTCCCCCTCATACAACTTACCCATCGCATCAGGTCCAATAACAGGTGATTTAACCTGTTGTCCAACTGAATTTGTAGGTAATTGACCTGGAGGTGAGAAAATTGATGATGGGTCTGAGTTATTCTGTCCAATATAAAAATCTGACGGTGGAGCTTCTTCCCCATCAGTTAATCTTTCAATAATTTCTAAAAGACCTCTACCAAGATTTCTTGCTAAACCTCTATTATATCTTGGCTTATATTTGTTATAATCAATGTTATTAAATAACGCAGACCTTTGTCCTTGCCCTGTATTACTTAAAAATACTTGTGAATAATCTGTATTAGTATCTAAACTTCCAAATATTGTTCTTGGGTCTCTACCTCCCGCAAATGCGGAAACAATTTGATTGGCAGCAGTAGGTCTCCACTGAGCCATATCTTCATCAAAGTAATCACCAGGAATAGGAGATGCTGGAAAATATGTTCCTGATAACTTCAATAAGAAATTAGCTGCAAAATCAATAGGATTTTCAGGAACTGTAATTGAGTAATTCTTTTCAATTAAAGGAATTCTACCACTTGCAACTTGTGCCAATGCGACAGGGTCACTCAAAGCTTCTGAAAGATTCTCACGACCAAATGTCGCTCTTTCAATTTCTCTATCTACTCTATATTGTAACGCATCCCTTAAAAAGGTCGCCCCAAGTTGGGCCAACTGACTATCCTGTGAAAGTGACCCATTATCTCCTTGTGGTGTATTATCAAAAAGAATTGAATATGGAGAATATGAAGATGGTAAAAAATTAACAGGTGTTGGGTTGGCGTAAAATGAATACGTTGGGACAAATTGTAAGTTATTTATCTCCTCCAAGAACACTTGGTCAAATGAATACTTATTTAACGCAGGAATATTTTGTTCTGCCGTAACTTGAGCATAATTTGGCCACCCTTGTCCCACTAAACTTTGTTGTGGAAGTGAAGCGTCCATAACATCATACTCGCCAGCATTAGCGTTTTGAACTAAAGGTAAAGATTGTGTTATTGTCACACCATATCCACCTTCAGGTCCATATTCATTTAAAACATATAATCCATGATATTGGGGTGGGACTAAATTAGAGGGTGGGTCAGCAATTAAACTATCAGGTGAATCAATAACTGAAAAATTACTCTGAACATATTCAAAATTTTGTTGAGCAACAGGTGGAGTATAAGAACCCGCAATCGTATATGGTTGTAAGTTTCTTACGACTAAACCATTCCTGAAATTTTCAGTATTAAAAAATGATAATGGACTATCTATCGGCATACATTAATAAATACTATTCATATAGTTTTATATGATTTTTAACCTTCCGTTTTTGTTAAAAACTTTTCTAAAGTTGGAACGAAATCCGCCAAGAACCCTTGGGATAACATATAATCTTTAAACCACGCTTCAACTCCACTAAACTTATGTTCAATTTCAACCTTACCCGATGCAGTAACCGTTGAATTGGTTTGACCCCCTGATTTATTATCAGAACTACCCGTTGGTATATTTGGAGATAATAAAACTGAGTCGTCTTTATCAGCAAAAAAACTTCCTTTTTCACCCATTACAACTAAGCCACCATCTGGACTAATTACACCATCGGAAACTTGTCTACCATTCATTAAAGATTTTACAAAATTTTGTAAGGCATTAATCATATCAGGAGTAATTTGAAACGGGGTGTCGTATTCGGGATTGCTTTGGAATGCTTCCTGTTGGTTTTTCCCATAAACATCTGAAAATTCTTTAAAATCTTCTATTTTTTTTGCCCCAATCTCTTTAATAACCTCTGTCAGTTTTTTTCCAGCATCTGCCAAAGTTGTTTCACCCTTGATGAGGGACTCTAACATTTGGTCAATTTGTTTACTCGCCAAGTTAATTTTAGTTGTAATACCTTTTGTCCCTTCTTCTCCATATAAAACATCCATTAATGTCTGAACAACAGGTTCAACAGACCCCCCTGCAAACGACACTTTATCCTGAGCAACTTTTGATGCTGCCAAAGCGGTCGGAACTCTACTTGTTCCCGCTTTAAATGCGTTTGAAATATTCGCTAAATGTCCATTCGCATCTCTTAATAATTCCTCAGTACTTTTATTTGCGTTTTGTTGAGCTTTTTCAACACCCTTTAAATCATCTTTTTTAAGGTCATCAACAGCTTTAATAACATTATAACCTAGGTCTTTATCATAAACTTCAATTTCATATTTTCCAGTTGTCTCATTAAGTTGAGCCATATTCGCAACCATCGTTCTAGCTTCCTCACTTGCAAATTCATCAATACTTGGAAATTTAATTTGTCCCATTTTAGCTTCCAATTCAAAAGCATTTCTACCCATTTTTTCCAACTCTTTAGCCGGTATACCTAATGTTGCTGCAACTTCTCTAATCTGTCTTTGAGCCCCTGGCATAACAACAAATCTTTGTTGTTTTTCATCAAATTCCATAAATGATTTTGATATCTCAACAATATTTCTTTGTAACTCCGCAGGGTCATTTTCAGCCATGTTCATTAAAGATATTGGGTCTAACATTCCTGTTACTTGGACCCCCATTCTTTGTAGACCCGCAGCCATATCAAGAGCCTTCTGAGGGTCAAATAAATTGTTTGCCAAATCCAAAGTGGTCTTCATATTAGCTTTAAACAAAATTGATTCAGTCGCCATTTTAGCCATTCCTTGAACTCCATTATCAAAATTAAATAGATTTAACTCAGAAGCATTTGCGTTAATTTGTTTAAATACCGCACTGGCACTTACACCATATCTTGATGCCGATTGTATAATATCTTCAGAACTTTTTAGTGTTCCTTGAACGGTTAATCCTAAATTTTTAAAAGTTTCGTAATTACTAGACGCAGCCTGAACTGCAGTTTGTGATATACCCTTTGTTAACTCAGCTTGAACTAAAAATCTTTCATATTGGTCCCCCTGTAATGTAAAATTAGTTTGTTCCTGTTCAGTAATTTTTTGTTGTAAAGACGCAATATCTGCGAATGTAAAACCATATTCTTCAGCCGCTTCTTTACCCGCAATAAGATTTTGTTTAATTTTTTGAGAGTATATATCACCTCCACCCATCGTTTTATTAAACGACGATGCAAGTCCTTCTAATTGACTAAAAATTGATGCAAACGACTTTAAAATTTCAGCAGGATTAAACGCATTTTTAAAATACGTTGCCATACTTTCACCGGCTTCCGTTAACGGGTCGGCTAAATCTTTTGTTTGCAGTTTTTCTGTTTTACCAGCTTCACCTGATTCTCCTGTTTGTAACATAAGTTTTTTTTAAATAAATACCTTAATAACTAAATTTACTCTTGTCGGCTATCACTTACTAGTTTATCCAAAAGAAATCTTCTAGTGCTTATAGGCATTATCATAAAATCACTATACGATATATGAAGAAATTTTGCTAAATAATAAAATTCAAGGTTTCTACCCTGTGAGTAATCAGAAGAAAGGACGAAAAAACTCAACCCCAAAGAGAATATCTACGACGACCTCTTTTCCTGACGGGGCTATAACTGTTTGTCTTAAATCCAATCTTGGTTCATTTTCAAGCATAAAATTCTTTATGTGTTTTGAATCCATAATTGGCATATTATCAATGTATTTTGAAAGTTCTTCCTTATTTCTAATTCCGTCAATCTCAACAATCATTTTTGACAATCTTAAAGTTTGTCTTGGAGCAACTCTACCAGCTGGGTACGAATCAATAATCCTGTCAATTTCAGCACTATCACCAGCAGTAAGAGGTCTTAATAGAACTTTTGAACCTGATTTTGGTAAAACCGTTTCAAAAAAACCTTCGTCATTTGGTTCAACCTGAGTATCTTTAGTGTATAACTCAGTCAAAATTAATTCAGTACTAAATTGTTTTCCTGTTTCAGGGTCAGTCGCTTTAATATTATATTGAGGACCAAATGATGTGTTTCTTAGAAAGACCATAATCGCCTCAACATCACCATTTAATAGTTCTTCAGGTCTGATGTCTGGTTCATAAATTTTATTTCTTAGTAAAGTCATCATTAATCCTTCTTTGGTGCTCCCTCCCATTAAAATGTTTTCGTCGGCTGCGGTTAAATACCCAATCTTTAAACTTTTCTTTTTATTTGCATAAAATTTACCCTTTGATGGTAGTGGTACTACATCATGTGGTAGACTAAAATTCATTTGTCCATATTGAGATGTTTGGTCCATAGTATTTTTTTTTAAAAAAATAAATAGTTAAGGAAATAAATCAATCCTTATTCTCTTTTTTGTTATGTCTATTATCAAATTCTTCTTGTGTTTCAAATTTTTTACCACAAGTTGGACATACAAATTCGGTATTACCTGAAAAAAAAAGTTCCATACACATAAGTATATGGAACAAATTTTTATTAATAAATAATAAATTTTAGTATACTAAGATACAACGGTCAGGTCTTAGACTTGCCGAAATTGTTGCCAAAGCGTCTTGAGAGTAATTCAAACTATCAAAGTTCACATTTGTTAAGAAAGTTCCTTGTAGAATCCATTTCTCAACAACAACTCCTGTTGGGTCTAACAATTCCAAATCAATATCTTTCTTATATCCAGCTGCGTATCCCATACGTCCTGTAACAGATTCAGCATGTAAACGAACCCATTCCATTAAAGCTTGAGCCGCAGAAGGTCCGATTGGGTCACGGAACTTAACATTAATTTCATTCCAAGTAAATCTACCCGCAACATATGTTGAAGTATTTAAAAATTGAATTTCAGTTGAATTAATTTTTATATTTGGTCTTGATGTTGATTCCACGAACCACTCATTAATCCCTAAAGATGAAGGGAATCTCAAAATGAATCTGTTTTGTCTTTTGGGTTCGTAAGGAACCGGCATTTTCATCAGTAAATCAGCCATTGTTTTATATTTTTAATTTTGTTTTATTACTTATAAATAGTGCGGTTAGCATTTTTTTCTATTTACTTTTGTTTTTTTTAATCTAAACTTCTACTAGTTCCAGTTCCAGTATTAAATAATAATTTATTAATTAATTTTTCTTTTATTTCCTGATTGAGTAGAATAAACTTTTACTCCTGGTTCATCTCCAAATTCAGTATCAAACATTTCAACATTCTTTGGGTCATCGTCAGATACTCCTAACTGAAAATCTAGTATAAAATTATTAGATATTTTGTCTTTAATTATGGCTCTTAAATGTAATTCTTTAGCCAGTTCTCTACAATAATTTAAAAAATCTCTAAATGCAATCTTTTTAAGATGTTCGGGATTGGCCGCGGAACCTTGTCCGAAAGTAACTGGGTGAAATTTACATAGTCCTAAATACTCCCATATTAATTCAATATCCTCCATATCCTCCATATCAAAAAGGTCACGATATTTTCTTAAACTATCTACTAATGATTTCATATTCAATCCGTCTCTACCAGACAATATTAAATCATAACACGCCTCTTTTAGAGTTTCAGGATTGTGTCCACGAGCGGTAATAATTGAAAAAATTGAACCTCCGTTAATACATTCTACAAAATCATCCCAAGCAGGACCTACTGGTGCAATCAAAGAATCAATTAAAAATTTTGAATCTCCTTCGGTTCCAAAATCACGATATTTGTCTTCAGCATATCCAACAATTTTTTTACCCTCGTATTGGAAAGGTTCTTCACCAATTTTACTTCTATACTTTGCAAAATCTTTGGTTGACATTCCTATTTCATTACCTTTATCATCCAATAAATAAATTACGGTTGGCATATACATAAGGTTATCGTCCCAATCAAATGCATAATATTTTAACTTATGGACACCGTCCTCCGACGCTGATTCTCTCAGCAATCGGAGGATTAAGGTGTTCAATTTTTTATCATTCAATCTCATATTAGATATTGTCAAATGATGCCCCTGTTGGAGTTATTAAGAATTCAATATCAATGAACTCTAAAGATTTAGTTGGTTTAACATAGATTTTACCTACTAATTGGTTTCTGTCCAAGTCTTCAGCTGAAGATGAAACAGTTACACGGAAATCATATAAACCTCTGTCTCTTCTGATTGAGTCTAAGATAGGATTAACAGCGTCTAAGAAATCTTGTCTTACCTTAGCGTCGTTTTGTTCAAACAACAATCTAACTGCGACTGCCGAAATCAACTTACGAGCTTGTAATAATAATCTTCTTACGTTCAATCTGTCAAGAGCCGATTCTCTAACTTGAAGAGTTTTGTTACCCCAAATTACAGTTCCTACGTCTGAGAAAGTTGCGATTGGGTTAATTCTTCCTTTGTATAGAGTATCTCTATCTTCTTGAGTTAACTTCTTACGTGCTTTAACAGCATTTACAATACCACGTGTGTAACCCGCTGATGCGAACCAAGGGAACGCAATGTTATCGGTTAACGCTAAGTTTCTACAAACTTCCGCAGTTGGTGGGATGTAGATTTGTGTATTGTTAACTGTATCACGAGTCAATACCCAAGGGTAGTAAGTCGCTGTATAGTTAGAGTCAATTCCTGTCTCTTCTAATGAGTCAACAACATCTTGAGGGTAGATTAAATCATCCGCTGTAAATGTTGGGACAAACAAGTTGATATCAGGGGTTGTCAATACGTAAATTGAGTCAGCTCTGTCAAATTCAATCATTTCAATCGCTTCTTCAACTAAGTTTGAGTTGTTTAACCAATCAATACCAGGTGTTGCGAAAACATTAATGTTGTTAGCTTCAGGATTTGCAAATGTCTTAATACCTAACAAGTATGCGTAGTAGTCAGTATTCGCCCAATCTTGAGTGTTATCACCTACAGTTATTAATTTAAACATACCCGCACCTGATGCGTTTGGATAACGAGCGGTCGCACAAGCTCCATATAGGAAACCTCTTTGTCCTACTTGGAATAAGTCACCGTTAGTTCTTGATTCACGATAGATATCCCATCCGTCAAAACCACCTTGAACTAATAAACTGAATTTACGAGAGAACAATCTGAAATATGGATTTGAACTATTGGTAGGTTCAGAATTAAATGAACCTGCCCCAACTTGGAATGCTGATTCACCTGAAGTTGTATAACCTGAAGGTATTAAAACTACGGTTGCCCCACTATCCATGTGGAAACCTTTAGATACGAATGACCATTCATCTCCAGTTGTATCTTCACATGGGTCAAGAGGTCCTTGTTTACCTTTATATTGGAAATAGTCACCGTCATATCCGATTGTATCTGAAATACCCAAGTATGTTCTTCTAACATTATCTCCACCACTTCTGATTACTACATCACTACCATCTGTTATACCGAATGGAGGATTGTATAATACTTCACCAGGGAAATCATATTTAGTTTTATAGATTGGGAAACCTGTCTTAGCACCTGCATACTCTCTTGATTTGAAACCTTCAAATCCACAAGGAAGTGCATCTACAGGAGCGTCAATATCAACCTCAACCATTACGTACTTAGAGTTTAATACAAACTCACCATCAGAAGAACCAATCTTTTTAGCGATATAGTTGTTTAATGATGGGTCCATAGAACAATTTGTAAATTTCTCTAAAACCACAGGTGATTCATCAGTATCATAGTAATTTCTTACAATAACATCAAATGTTCCATTTGCAAATGAAATATTCGCAATTGACATTTTAACTTGGAAGTTTGCAGAATTACCATCAGCAATAGATACAAATCTAAACAATTTGTAAACATTATTACCACGTAATTCAGATACAACCCAAGGAGATGATGGACTTTGGTATCTATCAAGATACCAAGCGATTGATATTCCTGAGTTATAATCTTGTCTGTATCCAGGTAATGCAACTAATTCAGAACTTAAACCACGGATATAACCTTTTCTCCACGCCCAAGTCAATAATGTTGAATAATTTTCTTCTAACATTAAAGGAACTTCAGTTCTTGGTTTTGTAAAGTTTCCGTAACCTAATACTTTATTAATTGCGGTTGCATCAGTTTCAGATAAACTAACTTTTAAATTAAAGTTTGTATTATCAATAGTTGTTCCTGTAATTGCAAATGGCGCAAATGGGTTTTGCTCAACTGCCGCATAACTACCACTAAAATCTAATCCAACAGAAGTTAAACCTGTTACTTGATAAGATGGTCCGTTAGAATCTGCAGTGTAGAATGTTAAACCTCTTGAACGCATTGTTGTAACAACTAATTCATGATAATCAGAATAAGTTAAACCTGACATGTTAAATACATAACCATGAATAGTTCCTGAGTAACATACATTAGGTGTTGTTGGTGTAGTAGTAACAGTTGGTGTAGGTGTCGGTGTTACATCACAAGGATTGTAAGTTGACGTTACAGTAACTGTTGGTGATGGTGTAGTTGTTGTTGTAACTGGAAGTAATTCCAAATTCTCAATAACCACAACAAAAGAATAACCTGAATAATTTTCACCACTCGTTGGGTCAAATAATCCATAATACCATGTGTCATTAATCGGTGAAGTAAAACTACAGTTATACGAAGAGTTTCCACTAGTCCCCATAACGTTAGTTACATTTGTAAATCCTGCACCTGTGTAAGTGTTGTAAACATCTCCAGGTATAATACCCCAAATCGCGATTGAATCACCGCTCATAGTTGTATCAGATAAAATTCCTTGGACAAATGATTTTAAATCATCTTGTAAAGTAGAAGTTCCACCATCAAATTGTGTGTAGGTATTTGTATACTTTGCTTCAATATCTGATGGGAAATTGTCTAAAAATGATAATTGTGAAATAAAGTTACTACATCCTGTAAATGCGACTGAGATTTCACTCGTTCCTGTTATCACACAATTAGTTTCACAGATTGCTGGGTCAACTGAGAAATTTGGTGTTGTTGAGCAACTATAGGTGTAACCAACAGTTGATGAATCAACATTGGCTACGGTTTTAATTGACCATGATGGTCCCGCATCATAACCTGACAAACCTAATACTCTTGTTACGAATAATTGATTTGATTGTTGTAGATACGCTTTGGCAATATATGCCATTTCATACTTTGGAATTTGTGTATTAACAAATTTTTCAGGAGTAGTTCCACCAAAATAAGTTTGGAATTCATCATAGTTTGTGATGAAAATTGGTTCAAAAGCCGGACCTTTGGTAGCTTCCCCAACTAACCCCAAAGTTGTAACACCCACGCTTGATGTTACAAAGCTCAAGTCCCTTTCTGATGTATAAACACCAGGTGAAACGAATACTTTGTTTGCTGTTGCCATTACTTTTTTTTCTTTCTTAAATTTATTTTTATATAAATATTTGTAATTTCCTCAAAAAACTTTACTTTGTTAAACATATTTATAAATTGGCAGACTTTATTCTGCCTTTTTTCTACCTATGTCTAAGAATATCAAGAACATTAAAATATCTGAGGAATCTCACTCACTGCTAAGAAAATATTGTGATAAGAAAGGATATAAAGTATACCGATTTTTAGAAGAGTTGATTATGAAAGAGTGTAAAGAAGTGAAAGATGTTTACGGAGAAAATTAAACTAAGATATTTTGGAAACCTAATTTAGATTCCAAGTTATCATCTTTTTTCGTAATTTCAAATCTAACTGAATCTCCCGAATTTACTTGGATGTAATTGCTATTTGAACCATAGTATAGGTTATTAATCCAAATTTCATAGTTTGCAATGTTGTAACTTGAAATTAATTTTAAATTTACCTTTTCATTGAATTTATCAGATAATATTGTAATTCCTGGATTGAATAAAATATTTTCGTAAAATTTATCAGTATTAAATGGAGGTTTTCTTGGTTGTCTTCTAGCCCTACCTCCTGAAGCCTCTAACAATTGTAGATTTCTTGTTATACCTGGTTTAATTACGAATTCTTCTTCATCAATTAAAAATCCTAACATAGTGAAATCATAAGAAACTATATAGTATTTTCTTTTTTCAATTTCCATAACTGACTCATCGGAAACATTATCCCAAATAATTGGAATATAGTGTCCTTTAACACGAGTATATGCTTGTCTTGAAGAAAAATTTTGTAGTACAGTTTTATTTAATTGATTAATTTCCCTAACCCTATTACAAATAAATTTTAAAGTATATTTGATATCTACAGGAATTGGTTGAGGAATTTGATAAACGTCAACTGTAGTTCTTTGCCCGTCAAAACTTGGGACATATGCGTAAAAAAATTCTCTACGAACAGGTATCGTATATTGTAATGAAGGATTTGAGCCATACTTCATATCATTTGAACGAATTGCAGTTACAAATGGAGGTGAGGCATTTTTATCCAAATCTTGGAATTTCCAAGTTTGTGTAAACTGAGCCCAATTCTGTGTAGTAACAATTATATCAACAACAGGGACTTGTTTTCCTTCAACACTAAACCCTAAATTTTCTTTAACGAAATCTAAAAATCCTCTATCTAAATCGGCATGTAATACTGATTTTGGTAAGAATGTACCATCCTGTTCAATTTCTTGAAGCATTTCTTTTCTTCTCGCCAAACCAACTTTATTTGGTATTAAATCAATATTTTTTTTAATTTGTTTTGGGAATGGCATATTATAGTCCTCTAAATTCGTTATTAGTTACAGGTGCACATACTATTGTTCTATAATACGGTTTGTAACCTCCATAATTATGTTTGTTATCTGAAGTAACCCTTCCATCATTTGAAACTGTGTAATATCTAATACGATTTTCTTTTTCGTAATAACCAATGTAATCTCCGTATTCAATATCAACACCGATTTCTTCTAAATCTTTAATATATACACTTAATTGCATTGTTCCTGGCTCAAGTTGTTCAATCTTAGAGTTACCTAAATACTTGTTCTCAGTTCCCAAAATTTTAACATACGCCTTAAATTCAATTGGAGGATGAAACTTAATTCCATCTTGAACAGTCTCTCCATAAACATCATCGGTATTAGTTCTATATCTATCAACTTTATACAAAACACAAGTAAAATTCATATCCCCGTGAAGCCATTCTTTACCCATTTCCAATTCTAAATCAAAATCGGACTCCCCAAAAAATTTACCTAATCTCGTTATTGGAACTTTATTATTAGCCATAGTAATACACTTATTGATAAATATCCAATTTTGTATTATCTTTTATCAAAACTATTTAAGATAGAAAATTCAATTAAAATAAAAGAGGTTGAAGCGCTTGAAATTCTTCAGAATTATTCAGGAGCGAATAACTATATTCTTAGGTTAAAACAACAACAGTCTGTTAATAAAAAGTTTTACCCTACAAGAGCTCAAGCTGAATATATTCTAAGTTTCCACAATAAAGAACCTAAAGTTGCCAAAAAGTGGGTTGAAATTGATAACTATTTTGCCAAAAAATTAGTTGAGAGTAACCCGTTTATTTCCGAACCTGATAAAATTTATGTTGAAAAATTATTGGTAGAAAAAGATAAATCCTATCATATTTGGGGTAAAATATTCAGTGGTGAAACATCTCACGATTTTTGGGTCCCAAAAGTGGCAATCATAAAGGAACAGAAAGTTAATGAGGTTAATGTTGATTACTCTAAGTATTCAAACCGACCTCCTTTATCTCACCAAAAAGAGGCAATAGAAAAACTACTCGCTTATGACAAGTTTATTTTAGCCGATGATATGGGATTAGGTAAAACCACATCTACAATTATTGCAGCGTTAGAGAGTGGTGCTAAAAGAATATTGATTATTTGTCCCGCATCTTTAAAACTTAATTGGGAGAGAGAAATTAGAAATTATTCAGATAGGTCAATCTATATTTGTGAAGGTAAGAAATATGAAGAGTCAGATTTTGTTATTTCAAATTATGATATCATTAAAAATTTTCACGACACAAAGGATAAAGAAAATTCACAAATTCTTAAATCTAAATTTGATTTGGTGATTATTGACGAAGCACATTATATAAGTAATGTTCAGGCACAAAGAACTAAATTAATAAATGACATAACTGATAAAGTTAAAAAAATATGGTTGTTAACGGGGACACCAATTACTTCCCGACCAATTAATTACTATAACCTTTTAAGAATTATTGATAGTCCCGTCGCCCAAAATTGGATGGCCTATGTTATCCGTTATTGTGAAGGATATCAATTTAGTGTTGGTAAAGGAAGAAAGATTTGGAATGTTCAAGGAGCGTCAAACTTAGAAGAATTGAGAGATAGGATTTCAAAACAAGTTTTACGAAGACTGAAAACTGACGTGTTAGATTTACCCGATAAAATTATTACTCCAATTTATTTAAGACTATACTCCCGATTTTATGAAGAATTAATGGGAGAATATTATGATTGGTATAATAAACAAAATGAATCAAATTCAGTATCTGTTCAGTTTACCAAATTAACTAAAGTTAGACAAGTAATTGCTGAAGAGAAAGTTCCTCACACAATTGAGATTGTCGAAAACATTATTGAACAGGGTAAAAAAGTTATAATATTCAGTAATTTCACTGAACCATTAAGAAAAATTTACGAACATTTTGGTAAAAAAGCAGTTTATTTAGATGGTACAACAACCAAACCAGCAAGACAAAAAGCAGTTGACGATTTCCAAGAAGATGAAAAAGTTATGGTTTTTTGTGGTAATATAAAAGCAGCAGGTGTCGGGTTAACTTTAACTGCAGGAGAAGCTGTAATTATGAATGACTTGTCATTTTTACCTTCAGACCATTCACAGGCTGAAGATAGGGCTTACAGATATGGTCAAAAAAATTGTGTATCAGTGTATTACCCAATTTTTGAAAATACAATTGAAGGGATAATTTATGACATTTTAATTCGTAAGAAAAATATCTTTGAAACAGTCATGGGGGATAATATGGACAAAACCGATATGGCGTATGAAATAATGAATTCAATTAATACATTGAAAAATTAAAAAAAAGGATTATTTATATAGTATAAATTAGTCCTGTATGAAATCTATTGAAAATAAGATTCAGTTAATAGAATCTCAAATTAAAGAGGAGACTCAAAATATAAGTGAGAATTTCTTAATGACCGAAATGAAGAAAATTGGAATTGAAAAATTACCATATTCTTATTCATCTTTAAAGTCCTTTATTGACCCCGAAACAATGAATGTTCATTATAACAAACATTATAAGGGGTATGTTGACAAATTAAACGCGGCGTTAAGTAAGAAAAAATTTGGTGATTTAGATTTAGAACAAATTGTCCAATCAATAACTAAGTTTAGTAAAGATGTTAGAAACAACGCAGGTGGTGCCTACAATCACGCATTGTTTTGGAAAATGTTATCCCCAAAACCACAAAAACCAAAAAGATTAGTTTCCGCAAGAATTGATAAAGATTTTGGTGACTTTTCATTGTTTAAGAAAAAATTTAATGAGGTAGCTAAAGAAAGATTTGGTTCAGGATGGGTTTGGTTAGTTGTAACAAGTCAAAATAAATTAAAAATTGTATCAAGTCCAAATCAAGACAATCCATTAATGAACGACTTCAAAGGAGGTGGGTATCCTATTTTAGGATTGGATTTATGGGAACATGCCTATTATTTGAAATACAAAAATAAAAGAGATGAATATGTTAAAAACTTTTGGAATGTAATTAATTGGGATTTTGTTGAGCAATTATACAAAATGAAAGTTGAGACCAAGATAAATGAGTCACTTGTTAGTGAAATGTTATTAGAACAAGATGACTCTTCATTATTAGATATTCCTGTTACTGAAGGATGTAGTTCTTCAGAATTAGGGGTAATTAAATCAACAATTTTCCAACATAAGTTAACCCCACAAGAAATTAAGGGTGGTAAAAAAACTCTTAAATCAATTGTTGTTTCAAACATTAGTAATCTACTTAAAAAACAATTTCCGAACAATTGGCACAATGAGACCAGAACTCATATGAGTGGTGTGTATCGTAAATCTAAAGGAGAAACTGTCAGGTCTTTACTGAATAACTTAACGTCATCATATACCGCACTTTGTTTATTAGTCAAATATGTTAACACATATCTAACTTCGGTTGGTAAAGAGAATATTAAGTTTGGGGGAACCTACGAGGAAAATCTACTGAATTTGGAGACCTTTTTCACGGCTTTAGATTCTTTAAGACAAACAGTATTCAATCCTAACACTGAAATAAATAAAAAAATTGGGAAAATATTAACTTATTCAGACTGTATTGGAAAACGAAATGAGACCGCAGCTAAACAAATTATTGATAGAAATCTTGGTGAAAATGTCTGTAAATTAACTTCAGGATTGGGTCTTAAAAAAGATGCATTCGGAACAGATTGTACAATTGATTTAGAAGATGGAACGAAAGAAGCTCAAGTAAAACCATTTACAAGAATTATTGAAGAGGAAGGCAAAATAAAAATTTTAGGAAGTTCATCAGTTCAACTATATAAAGTTCCGTTATTTGTATTTGTAAACGTTGTTGATAAGGTTGTTTTAATTTTTAAAAATACAGGACTAGATGTGTCAAGTGGGACATACGTATTTCCATCAGGTTCCCTAATACATAGTTTTTCAACCAATGAATCTCTTGATTTAGAAGATTGTTCAAAATATAAATAATTCAATTAGATATTGATATTTATAAAATAAAAAACAATGTCTAAAATATCACAACCTGAAAGAAATAAGTTATTCACAAAAGTAAAACATTTACTTGGTGCACCTTTAAGAGGTATTGAATTGGAAGATGAACAAATGGACTCTCTTTTAGAGTTTTCTATTGATGACTATTCCCAATACATCCAAGATTGGCTAACTGAATCTCAATGGTCGTCATTATATAATTTAAATTTAGATGAACAATCTTTATCTAGAGCATTTGTTACCAGGACCTTAGATTACGAAACAAGATATACTTACGCATATTCTAAAATTGTTGGTTTACAAACTGGAGGTGATTGGGTATTAAAGAAAGATTATATTGAATTAGTTAAAGGTCAACAAATTTATGAAATACCTGCGGGAAGAGAACTCAATGAGTTACTTTGGTTTACTCCGTCAACACTTACAAATCTTTTATTTGACCCTTGGTCTTTTGGTAGTATGGGAGGACCTGGTATAGGAGGACCTGGAGGATATGCACAATTGGGTTATAGTGGGTCTTATTTCTTAATGCCGGCATTTGATATGATGTTAAGAATGCAACAAATTAACATCCAAAGGAGAATAATTGCTTCTGAACTTACATATCGTGTTACAGCGTTACCCGATGGTAAAAAAGCAGTTCATTTAATGAATACGCCTGGAGGTAAATTTGACTTTGGTAGTTCAACGTTTGCCGGTGGTAGAGTTTGGTATTGGTACTATGATGTAGGTCCTGAAGATAAAAATTCTTGTTTAAAGGCAAACCCTGACATTATTAGAACGCCTAATGATGTTCCTTATGAAGAACTTACATGGGATGATTTAAATAACCCTTCAAAACAATGGGTTAGAAGATGGTTTGTCGCATATTGTAAAGAAACTTTAGCAAGAGTACGAGGAAAATACAGTGGAAACTTGAAAACTCCAGATTCTGAATTAACTTTAGATTATACATCTTTAGCAACTGAAGCAAAAGATGAAAAAACTAAACTAATTGATGAGTTGATTGGGGCTGATGGTAGACTTACAAGATTAAAACCTGAGAAGGTAATGGAAAGAGAAGCACAAATTGCTGAAAATCTTAATAAGTCTCTTAAATTCAGAGCAGCACCTCGTCAGATTTATGTAATTTAATTTATGCCAATTATTAAAACAAGACCGATTGACCGAATAATTAATGGTCAAATTATCACAAGTTCTGAAGTATCATTAGTATCTGAACCATATTATGATTGTTCAGGTGAAAGTGTAATTATTGTTAAAAATATTAATTTTTCAAAAATCAAGTTGAATTCAACAAGGAATGACCGTATAACAATAAAAGCACTCACACGAGTACTTTTATTACCTGATTTTGGTAAAATTGATGAACAATTTGACGAAATGGAACTTGAGAATGGGGCAAGCGTTGAGCTAGTATTTGCTGTAGGTAATTGGTATATCTTGTCGTCAGATGGGTTGAAACAGTCTTAGACCATCTCTTCCCACCCTTCCTCAGCTAATTCGTAAATATACTCAGGGTTAATTCCTCGTTTTTCCCAATATATCTTTTCTTGGTCAGTTATTGTTAACAAATCTTCAATACTATCTTGGTCTGCAGGTTCAAACGGGATACCATTGATTAATTTACATTGGTCTTTAGTAAACAATCCTCTATCTTTAGGGTCAGTAACAATAAGGTTATTTCTTACTTCTTCACCAAACACAATTAACAATGGTTCAATGCGTTTATTAAATGTTACTACGGCTCTTGCTACGTTATATTCACCTGTCATATCAGGATTTGATTCTAATTCAGCAGGATTTAATCTATAACAATTAAGTTTTACATACGATTCAACCATTTCATTAGGTATTTTACCATACCCTTCCATCATATTATCCAAATCAGATTGCGACCATCCCTTCTTAGGTTGGTTAACTTTTTGGACATCCCCGTGTGATGCTTTAACACCATTATTAACATAGAATATTACATCACCCAAACTAACCGCAATACCATCTCTAATTGCAAGTTCCATATGTGCCATACGTGACATTTCATTACCTGCTTTGGTCTTTTCTTTTGAACGTTTGTTATAATCGTCAATAGATAATTTAACCTTTGCTCTTTGGGCAATCTTCATAAGTGGAATTTGTTTGTTATAAATCTTTTCTAAGTATTCATAATACCACTCAACAAAATCTTGGCCATTACCTTCTAACAACATCTTAATTCCTTTATCCAAGAAATCCTCAATATATAAAGGTAGTTTCTTACTTTTAATAGAGTTACCTGTAAGTTTAATCTTTCCGTTGTGTTCCATTGTTGCGTAGTTCTTACGAGCAATGTTCATACAGGATTTCCAAGTACCATCACAGTCAAGTCCCATAGCACCTTTCATAAACATATCGTTAAACTCAGCAACATCAGCATCATAACCTTTATATTCCTTACCTTCTTTAACCAACCAATTGTTACCCTTACCGATATAAGTTCTACCATCCACACCACCTTCAGGTAATGAGAAGTTCATACCATCCGTATCACATACAAGAGGAGTATATCCTCGTTTCATAAAGAAACGTAACATCTGACGTAAGTATTGTCTCCCTGTACAAGTAATCTGTTCACCCATATACATATCACCCCAGTGATATACTTGTGGAGCGGACAACGCACCGAACATTGAGTTAATGAAAATCTTAATTGGTAATTGCTTACGGTCATAAGATGTTGCTTGTTTTTTGTCAATATCCTGATATTCCTTAGCCAAGTTTTTATACTTGATACGAGTGTTACGGAAGTAATTTAACATTCCTTTCATCGCCCCTGTGATATCGCAGGTTGGGAATACATCGTGAACCAACTGAATTGACGGATAAAGTGACGAGAAGTCAAGTTTTAATACATCTGTTGAATACCCTACTTTTAGTAATCGTGATAAACCCCCGACAAACTCTGTCTTTTCATTTTTAGCAGGAATTGCTAATTTATGTTTGTATGACCAAGCTCTCATTTGGATTTCCCATAATGTCGCAGTTCCCATAGTGGAAACTCTTTCATATGTTGTCGGAACCAAAGACGCAAGTAGGAATGAACCTTGATTAAATTCTTCGTCAACTGTTAGAGTTTCCTCCAAGTCATCGTCAAGATATCTCTCAACCAAATCATCACCCGTTGTCTTAATATATACGTTTGTGTGTTTTGAACACGCTTCGTCAATTGTGGGGTCAATCCCCACTTTCTTATATTTACCATTTTGGATGTTCAACCAATATTCTTCTTTTTTTGCATAAAACGGACCAATGTCTGTATGGTCAATATATACACGGTCAGGGGCTTCAGCTTTAATATATTGAGTAATATACTTCAAACCCGCTGATTTAATAGACGAATTGATTGCTTGAGCTCGTCTAACAGCATGTAATGTGTCAACAACATTATAACCCCACATTGAGGTTTGGTTAAACCTCTCAACCTCGTTTGCGAGTTTTAACATTGATTCAGATTGTTTGATTGGATTCATAGCATTTAAGGTTTTAGCAACCTTTTTAATGTCCAATTTTAACGCTTTCGCTCTTTCAAATATCCAAAACCAGTCAAAGTTAAACCCGTTGTAAGATGCAATAATACTTGGTTTGAGTTCATCTATTGTGTTAAAAAATTTGATGATACCTTCTCTTTCTTGTTCTTCAGTTGAACACTCAATTACCTGACTAAAACCTTTATTGGTTTTCATCCCTATCATAAAAATACGACCATCCTTTGGTTCTAATGCGGTCGTCTCTAAGTCAAATACAAACCTCGTGATACTATTGTAATCGTCAAACCCCTTGAACAATCGTTTCTCTTTTGTAACTAAGAATTGTTCAACAGGAGGGAGGATTAGGATTAACCCTTTTGTTTTTTCTCCCCAGGGGTCAACACCCCCATCTCTAAAAAATTGAATAAGAGAACGATATCCATTCAATGATTTAACCATGAACGTCAATCCTTTTTCTAATCTTTCATTACCGTCAGTGCGCAATTTTTCAATAACAATTTTATGTTTTGTCATTGCTTCTTTTTGTAATGCCTTTGATGATTGATAAAAGTTTAATCCACGTAAGTCACCAACCCAAGCAAATGGGATGAATGTATCTTTTTTAATTTGTTTACCGTGAATTGGGTCTTCAATAATTTTCCAAACACAATCTTTGACGTAATCGTATTCTACCCCGATGATGTATTTTTCATCATCATTTCCTTGCAGGAAATTCTCAATTTCTTCGTTTGATATCATAAATTTTAAATTGGTATATTGGCTTCCAAACTATCTTGGAGTTTACCGTTTAAGCAAATTTAAGATATTAAATAAAGAATGTCAAATCAACAACAAGCCTTATCTGATATAAAACTATCCTGAATTGTAATGTAAAGTTTTTCTCTTAATGGAACTATTAGATTTCCCTGTTCATTTTTAAAGAGGAATTCACCTTCATATCTACCAGGTTTATTTGTGTCTTTAGCCGTAAACTGATAATAAACATAGTATTCAGTTGAAGCCGCTTCATTTAAAAAATTTTTAGAAACAAAACCTGCAGGTTTAGATAGGAATTTTGGTATTCCCGTATCGGCATCAATCATTGAAAATAATATGGTTGAAGTTTCTATCAAATCCATAAATTTATGATAGTCACTTCTACCATCTTTAACAATTTGCATTTTTAATAATGGTAGGGTAGCTCCTTTTTTAATGTAAAATTCCATACCAATAAATACTACGAAATTCAATTAAGATTCTTTTCTTAATTCTCTTTCATAGTGGTCAAATCTATTATGTTCCGTAGGTGTTAATAAAAGTATTCCAGGATTTAATTTACCTTCTTTAGTTAGTTGGTACATATGTGACATCCACGTCTGTTCGTGTGGGTATGCCCAAGTAGTATCCAAAAACATTTTTTTATTACCTTCACGACTAACCAATTGAGGCCAATTACAATAATATATCTCACCATCAGCATATGGTACATCCTGATAACACATAATATTATTAAATTTTGTTTTAGGAGCGTTTGGGTCTAATCCCATTTTTGGTAACTGCGAATAATTTGGCCAAAATTTTTCCCTTACAGATTGTGGAACATTATACCACGCCCATTGCGTTGTATTATCTCCATAAAACTCTGAAAAATTTAATTTAAGGAAATCAAAAGAATTCATTGACAAGATATCATTGGATTTTATAAATAAATTTTTTACCATTCTACCAAATCCGTTTTTACATTTCTCATTTTCTTTTGGGTAAAAAAACATATCGTCCTCAAAGAAATAATAGGCATCTAATTTTGTCTTATCAAAATGTTCGGCAATGTACTGTCTACCACCACAAATACCTAAATTCTCCCCTTTAGATATGTAAGTAAAATTATATTCCTCACATAATTTATCATACACAACTTTGGTAGTTTTGTCCGTAGAATTATCCAATAGATACTTTTCAGATTTGTTAATAAAGTCACTATCATATTGTATCATTGAGTCAATTAAAGTTTTGAATTGTTTCGGACTATTAAAAGTAAGGACGTATAAACCGACTTTCAAATCTTTAGACATTTTTTGTATGGGTGAAAATGTAGTAGTAGTTTCAGTTTTAACTTCAATTGAGTCATTCTTCAAATCTTCAAAAAACTTATAAATCAATCCGTTTGAATCAATTTCGGAGTACTCAATCAGTTTATTATAACGATATATCATAATAGTGAAGATTGATTCTTCAGTTCCCATTAAACCCTCGTTTAACGTTTCAATTAATAATCTATAATAGATTGAATTAACTTCATTAATAGTGTCAACATTTCCTCCAAAAAATCCCCCTCTCGCAACTTTATTAACTTTATTTTGAGAATATCTATTTATCGCGTCGTATTTGAACCCGTGTATCTCATTAACCGCATCGTAAGGAAAACAAACAAATGAAAATTTTGAGAATTTTTCAGGTAGTTTATTTAGTATTGATTCATCTGTAAAATAATCAATACTGACAGTATTAGTTATTCCCGCATCAACCCAATAAATGTTTTTAGTATTAAATTTACTTAATAATTTAGCATCATTTAATAAAAACATTTTTGACATGACCAACGGGTTGTACATTTCAAGTTTAGCTTGAGTTGAGTCCCCGAGCCATCCTGATAAACCAGTCCAATTTTTATCAGTTCTTATTTTTTGTATTTTATCAAAATAGTCGTTGGTTTTAAACCATTCCAAATCTCGGTAAATAAATTGTGTATTATAATCTTTCCTTAACTCTTTAACAATTTTCTCAAGATTTCTATCCCCATAAATTATTAAATTATGTGGAGTTTTAAGTAACTCTCTGAATTTTCTAATGTAATGTTCCTCAAATGGTCTAGCCCATCCTTCAGATAAAGAATCCCGATTTAAATCCCACAGACCTGTAACTAATGTAAGAATCTCGTTCTTTGACTTACTATTTTTTAAATCTTCTAAATTCCAAAACCCAAGTGTTTTACGATTACCTAAATTATACCCATCAACTACAACATCTTCCTCAATAATTAATTCAGGTTCAGGTAAATTAAACGGCTCACTCATTAAATTTACGGGATAAAATCTACCGTATTCTACATCACTATTTTCGTGTTTTAAATAATATTTACTGTCTAAAACATTATACCAAGTGGTTGATAATAGGTATTTACACCCTGAATTAATGATTTTTTCAACTATCTTTTTACCATCCTCAATTGGGTAATGCCCAATAATATCCCTTACTATTAATAAATCGGCTTTAGGTATTTCATCATTAAGAACATCAATTACTGAAAATTGGACTTTATTAGTTTTATATTTCTCAATATTTGAAACAATTAATTCGCCCACAATGTCCCCTCCGTGGTACGAGTCAAAAGAATCAACAATTTCTTTCATCCAATTAAAATCGCCGCAAGGTAAATCAACGACAGATTTAATTCGTTTATACTTAACTAAATTTTTAATTTTTTCTCGTATTACTTCAGTTTCCTGTAAAGTACTTCCGGGCCCTGAACGGCTCTCTCCGCCCCCAAATCCCCAAGTTTTATATATTGTGTCAAATATATTTTTATAATTTTTCATCTTATTATTTTTTATCGGTAAAAAATATGTTTATCAATTAGTCTAAAATTATCTTTTTGTAAATTACATAATAAAGCAAATGTTGATAGGTTACTTCTTGTCACTAATTTATAATCAGTTAATGACAACAAATAAGAATCTCTTAATGCATCGTAGGCGATTTTTTCAGGACTTACATCGTGTCTGTAATGAACACCACATGAGCTATCCGACATGGTTGAGTCGGTGGTAATTAATGAGTTACCAAGTTCTTTTTTAAAGAATTCAAACGAACTTAATTGGTCTGTAATTAAAAAAATTTTATCGTAATTATTTGTTTTGAATTCTCTATTAATTTCATTTAAGTATGTTATGTCAGACATTAATTGACCATGATGTCCGTGGTCGGTACCCCGTCTGTGAATACCTAAAATTTTTTGGTCACCGAAGTAATTTCTATCAAAATTTTTAAAAAATTCACCTTCAAGTAGACCGTAATTATACATTAAAAAATTACCATATGATAATGACCGATATATTTCAATTTCACTCACATCTTCATGTAATACATGATTTGCAAATATTGCATTATACCCTGTTAAATTAGTTATAACATTATTGTAATTACAGTTTTCATCATTGTGTTGATAAAAATATTTATCATATATGTTCTCATTATTTGATGAGTATAGTGAGGTTCTCCAATCAATATGAAAATCATTAAATAACTCATTCCTAACATAATAAATGTTGGATAACATAACTAAAAAATCTGAAAAAAAACCACAGTTCCTATGATGTATTCTTATTTGAGTTATAGGTCTTTTAAATCTCATATGTTACCGGCAATATCATTTATTTTCTTTAGTAAATTATTTTTATTAAAATACTCTTCTTTGATTTTTTTTAATTCAGGTAACATAACATCATAAAGGTAATCGCAATTTGTATGAATGTAATTAAGTATATCTTCAATTTTTTGATAATCGGTAATACTATCTAATAAAATGTACCCGTTGTATGACCATATTTCTTTAATATTTTTACAACCAAAATAGATTGGGATGGTATCCGTTAAAATACAATCGTAAAATTTTTCAGATATATAATTTTTTTCATTAGAGTTTTCAATACATATTGAAAATTTATAATCAACAATTCCTTCTTTTTTTTCGTTTATAAACCCTTTTAAATTTGGTTTATCCCCTTCCCATCCAAAAAAATCAATGAAATTACAATTTTCACTTAATCTATAAATTAAATTATATCTATCAATATACAAGCATTCATTTGGATATCCGTGATTATTTTTACCCAATTTAGAAACAATTGATGATATTTTTTTATTTTTTTTAAACTCCTTACTTGTTAAATTTTTAAAATTCCAAAATTCCCATCCTTCTGATTGAGGTCCTCTACCTCCATAAAACATGAGTGATGGGGTTTCAATAACTTCGC